CCTGTCGGTGTGCCAGCAGCAGATCGAGACGCTGATGGTGGAGCTAAAGCGTTGGAACCCGACGAGCAGGATTGCACAAGACGCCAGCGTCGTTCTGGGGCTTCTGGAAGCCATCATCGACATCAACCCTGACATGCAAGACGAAGAGTGGAAAGAACGTGAGAAGGCCCACAAAGCTGAGGCGGAGCGTGTTTGGCGCGAAGGTGCGTTCGAAAGGACAAAAGGCGCTCTTGGGGTTCCTGAAACGCCCAAGGGCGCTGTTGGCGGAACAAAACCATTCAAAATTAAACTGAGGAAGAAGAAATGAACAACGAAGAAATGGCGGTAATGTTATACGCGGTTTATGGCGAAGGCCTTAATGGCACGGTAAAGATGTGGGAAGACCTCACGATGGATCAGCGCCAATCTTGGCGTAAGGTGGCTGGAGCTGCCTTCACGATGGCCCATAACGAAGTTGAGAAAAATGTGGCCCAGCTTGAAGACCGTCACGATGGTTTACGCGACGAGCTTTGGATGATCATGCAACGTGCAGCAATCCTGCTTGGCGTAACAATCAATGAGGATCGGCACTGATGATCACACATGATGACCTGACTGAGGCACTGTATGTAGCCTATTGCAATGGCGACGGGACGGACCCCGAAAATTGGAATGATTTGGCGATTGATCAAAAACGCTGCTGGTCAGCCGTCGCCTTCGCCGCGTGGGAACTTGTTGAAGGTGAGAGTGCCGCATGGGCCAAGTCAGCCATGCAGAGGGAAGAAGACTTGCGCGAGATCGTGGTTGAGTTCATGAACAAGGCCGAGGCACTCATCTCGTGAACTTCATGAACCTCGACGGGCAGAAGATCAATCTGGACGCCTCGAAGTACAAAGTTGAGAAGCGTATGTGCGAACTTTCGTTCGTCGAGTACATCAAGCAAGCTTGGCACGTCATCGAGCCCGGGCAGGAATATCTGCACAACTGGCACATCGAAGCCATTGCCGAGCATCTTGAGGCAATCACAGATGAAATGATGATTGACGATGAGCGGTATTATAACCGCCTGCTGATCAACGTCCCGCCGGGCGCAATGAAGTCCTTGCTCTGCAACGTGTTGTGGCCCTCGTGGGAATGGGGGCCGCGCAATATGCCGTATCTGCGATATGTCTGCGCCTCACACGCCATGCCTCTCGCCGTCCGTGATTCGGTGAAGATGCGGCGTCTTGTCGCATCCGAATGGTATCAGACCCGATGGGGCGATCGCGTAACCCTGACTGGTGACCAGAACGAAAAGATCAAGTACGAAACAACGGCGACTGGGTTCCGGCAGGCTGTGGCGTTCGAAGGCATGACCGGCGCTCGTGGCGACCGAGTAATCATCGATGACCCGCATTCAGTGTCATCCGCATCGTCCGAGCAGAAACGCGCAACAACCATCGAAACCTTTGAACAAGCCGTTCCTACCCGTCTAAACAACCCTGATCGGTCAGCCATTGTGGTGATCATGCAGCGCCTGCACGAGGAAGACGTATCCGGCGTCATCATTGAGAAGCAGTTAGGCTACGACCATATTATGATCCCAATGGAGTATGATCCCGATCGTGCCGCGCCGACCATGTTAGGGTGGGAGGATCCGCGCACCGAGAAGGGTGAACTCATGTTCCCTGCTCGGTTCCCGAAGCACGTTGTTGATCGCGACAAGAAGATCATGGGCACCTATGCGGCGTCCGGCCAGTTTCAGCAGCTTCCGACACCGGAGGATGGCGGTATCATCAAGCGCAAGCACTGGCAGTTGTGGGAAGATCCTAAATTCCCGCCATTCGACTACATCATCGCGTCGCTTGATACCGCCTACACCGAGAAGACCGAGAACGACCCATCCGCTATGACGGTCTGGGGTATTTGGACGGATGATCCAAAAACCCACGCGACCCGTGTCATGGGCAAAAACGGCTATCATATTGTTCGAACATATGACGAAAAAGAGGTTCCGCCTCGCATCATGTTAATGTACGCATGGCAGCAGCACCTTGAAATGCCCGAATTAATTCAAAAGGTTAGCGATACTTGTCAGCGCTGGAAGGTCAGCCGCCTGTTAATTGAAAACAAGTCTGTCGGGATGCCAGTTGCCAGAGAGCTAAGAAGGATGTATTCAGGTAGGGATTTCGGCGTTCAACTTGAAGACCCCGGCTCAATCGACAAGATGGCGCGGCTCTATTCGGTCCAGCATCTGTTCGAGGAAGGGCTGGTCTACTGCCCCGACAAAGCATGGGCAGACGAGGTGATCAGCCAGTGCATGCGCTTTCCGAAAGCCAAGCACGATGACTTAGTAGATACAGTGTCGATGGCTATGCGCTACCTGCGCCGCTCTGGGTTCATACTCAGGACAGACGAGGTAACGCAGGACTACGAGGAGAGCCGCTCTTTCCATGGCCGCGCTCCTGAACCACTTTACGGGGCTTGATATGGGCGTTTACGGACTAAAAGTACACAACAACGTTTGGATTGCTCGGAATGCCGAGATCAAGGGCAAGTGGATGTATCCGCATCGGTGGACGCGCAAGATCGAGGAAGCTGAAAAGTTCAACAGCAAAGCGGCTGCCCAAGATTACGCTGAAAAGCATTTGCTGTCTGGTTGCCGCCCGGCTTTGATCTTAACCGTACAGCCACCGTCTGATGGCGGCAGCCCCGCAGCCGTTGTGGCATAAGGACTATTATGGACGACTTTGAGATCGAAATTCAGGAAGACGCGCCAACGACCGAGGTCGATGAGCATGGCAACATCATGTCAATCCAGTTGCCGGATGGGTCCATTGAATTCTCGCTTGACGGTGAGCCGTTAGAGAAGGCTGGCAAACCAAAGCGCGAAGGCTGGTTTGACAATTTGGCCGAAGATATCTCACAGGACGAACTTAGCCGTATTGCCGAAGAACTTATGAAGGGCATTGAGGGTGATCTCAAGTCGCGCCAAGAATGGGTTGAAGACCGCGCTCAAGGCATTAAGCTCTTGGGCCTCAAAGTCGAAATCCCCGGTCTCGCCGGTGCCGCAGACGGAGCGCCGGTTGAAGGCATGTCGCGTGTACGTCACCCACTCTTGCTTGAAGCGGTGCTACGCTTCCAAGCTAATGCACGGAGCGAATTGCTACCGACGGACGGCCCCGTAAAAATCCGCGAGGACAACAACAACGCCACTGACGCAACCGATGAGTTGGCGAATGACCTCGAAAACGACCTTAACCACTATCTCACGGCCACTGCCCGAGAGTATTACCCTGATACCGACAGAATGCTCCTCATGTTGGGCTTTGGCGGGACGGCGTTCAAGAAAGTTTATTTCTGTCCCCTTCGCAACCGTCCAGTTAGCGAAAGCATTGACGCCGACGACTTCATCGTCAACAACTCCGCCACCGACATCTACAATGCAACAAGGGCAACTCACCGCATTTACATGAAGCCATCAACCGTCAAGCGGATGCAAATCCTTGGCGTGTATCGCGATATCGACCTGTCGCAGGCCAAGCAGATCAAGCTTGACGCCGCCCAACGCGAAAAGAAGGCACAGCAAGGCATTAGCGAAAACGGTGCCGATGACCCAGACGATCGCGATCGGGAAATCTACGAATGCTATTGCGAATTAGAAATTAAGGGCTTTGAGCACCGCCGCGATGGCAAGGAAACCGGCTTGGAAATCCCCTACCGCGTCACCATTGACGTGTCGTCGCATGAAATCCTGTCTATCGTAAGAAACTATGATGAAGATACTAAAGACCTTCCAGAACCTCGTCAGTCGTTCGTCAAATACACATTTGTACCGGGGATGGGCTTTTATGACATTGGTCTCTTGCACATCTTAGGCAACACAACCAACGCCTTGACCGCAGCATGGCGCGAAATGCTTGACGCAGGCATGTACGCGAACTTCCCCGGCTTCCTGTATTCCGATGCTGGCGCACGGCAGAACACGAACATTTTCCGCGTTTCTCCCGGCGGTGGCGCACTAATCAAGACCGGCGGCGCTCCGATTCAAGATGCCGTNATGCCGNTNCCNTACAAGGATGTAGGCTCCGGCCTGATGTCGCTTGTGGAAAACATCAACCAGACCGGCATGCGTGTCGGCGGAACATCCGAGCAGGCTGTCGGTGAAGGCAAGCAAGACGCGCC